CTAATCCTGCTGCTCCGAAAGGGTAGCCACCGCTGCCGCCAGAGCCTACAGTACGCATAACAATAACATCGTAGCTAAAGAGTGGATCTATGCCAAACCCTAATATGTAAAGAGGTACTGTAATACAGCTACCGTCGCCGCCATAACCTCCGCCGTACCCCCCACTGATTTCTAAAGTAGCTTGGTCTTGAATCTCTAGGTCAAGTAGATTTTCAAAGTTAGCTGCGGGGCCACCGTTTTGTCCTTGCAGACCCCCCATAACGCTTTCGCTACCTGATGGACGACCGTAGGAGGGGTCTAAACCAGAGGGTAAAGGCGTTAACCCCATCAACCCGCCCCCGTTGCCGCCTTTACCACCCCTCCCCAGAATCTTGACGTTTCCTTTAATCACCAACTTAGGTCTTACGCCCAGAGGTAGAATGTCACTCCATTCCCCTACCGTTAGCGCAAAACTATCTACGTCAGCCGCAGTAATAAGTAAGAAGTCGCCAGTCGAGGCTTGCTGAGTGCCGTCGAGTACAATAGTGACGCTATCATACTTACTAAGGGGGGCGATGTAAGTATCGGTAAAATACTTGCGTAAGTTTAAGCCGTCAAGTCTATCCTTTGTAATTGGAGGCGCGGTGACATTAACCGCATCGCCTACAATATCAAACTTGTTCGGGTTCACTTCCAGACCTGAAATTGTAAACAGATTGTAGTTATTTGTCGGCTCTAATGTCGTAGCACGAAAAGGTTTAGGTTCTCCGTAACCGACACGGCCTCCCGATAAAACGAAAACAGGAAACTCGGCAAAATGCGCGTTTAGAAATCTGTCTGTGTCAACTGACCCACCTGTTACCAGTAAGGTAGTAGGTGAGGTCAGCAACACTTGACACTCTAGCAAGTCCGATAGGGTTTGAATCCGTAACGTGTACGGTACACTTAAATCGGCAACCGCCCATGGTAGCTCATCCCGAAGATAGAGGTTGAGTCCTGAAATAACTTCCGCTCGGCCAGTTTGTCCCCAGTTCATGTAAGGATCAGCAACATAGAAAATCTCAAGCGGGTCTAGGGCAATACCTAATCTTGTCGTTGTAAAGTTCACGATAGTATTTTCGGTGCTTGCTGTCAAAGCCCTTGCTCTACCTCGTCTTACCGCTTCGCTCTCAGTGAGACAGCCAACGGCTACGAAGTCTAAAGGGATAACTCCGTTAATGGCTTGACCATTATCCACTGACGTATCTGCTTTTCCGTAACTGACAATGGTGCGCGACTCCTCCCACCCTCTTTCGGGATTAAGGTAGCTCACTGTCAGTTCGTTATACTGCGTTGCCACGTCTGTAAAACTGTACGAGAAACCTTCGGCGTTAATCGTCTCAGGAGTCATTAGGATTTTAGGTGTAACCCATTTATCCACCTTGAGCCGTACAGTGCCTTCACCATCATCGTATAAGATGCCGTCAAAGGCTCCTGCGATGTTTTGCAGGTACTCCCAAGCGTTTTGATTTTCCGCAATTGTTATGTTCATCGTGTAACGGCGTTCAGGGCTGCCGTTCTTGCCAACAACTTGTGAATCGCACCAAACACCTGCTTCGTAGAAGTCTTGGCGGTTAAGTTTCAAGTCGGTGACGTATCTACGGTAACCGTAACGCTCGTTATTTAGCAGGTCATAGAGGACCCAAGCAGGGTTGCTGTGATACTTAATCTCGGTTGCGCCTGTCCAATTTACGTTCTCGTGGGGGTTGCTGAGTGTCGTATCGTAGCCTACGGGAACAGGAGTTTTTAAGCCTTTATAGATGCCGTAGAAATCAGGCAAACTACTAAATTGGTCAGAAGCGGTACCAAGAACGTGAATAAGAGCTGTATTAGGGAAATCTTTGGAAACCTCACCTATCATCTGAAAACTATCAAAAATAATCTCAGCAATCTCTTTTGTAGTGCTGCCGTCAGAAATATAGTCTGGCGTGTTCTTGGTGACACGAATCACCCAATCTTGTTCAAACTGAGGAGGGAGATCAGGTATCACGAAGTCGATAACAAAACCTGAGCCTGTTTTGCCTTCCAACTGGTACTCGTTTTGTCCGTCTCGTAAGCTGGAGACAACAACTAAAGACTTGGCTGTAGGAAGCTGATCGAAGTCAGGAGTTGTTGGATAGTCAGAATGCAAATGAGACTCTAAAATCGTCCAAGTAGAGTTAGGATCGCTCGTCTTATACTCAATACGAAACTTGGCTGTGTTGGGGTAAGTTCCGTCAGGAGTTTCCTTACCTAGTTGCGCGATATTAACCCGAATCTCCAGCTTGCTGATACGTCCGCGCATATTGCTTGGCGTATAACGGATAACTGGAGTGGAGTAAAGAACTTGTGTCCCCACATCAACCGAAGCCGAAGTACCGCCCTTTTGGAAAATTACGTTTTGAGCCACTCCTGTGGGGTAGCCATTGTGGTAGTCAACACCTGCGCCTACCGTGTCCCCAAGATAACTTGGGTTGATGATTAGGTTAGCGAAGTTGTTAATAGGTGTTGACCCTTCCATACGTTTAAGCGGAACATCTCCAACAAAGAGACTTTGCGCTCCATGCTCTAGCCCCTGTAATGGGCCTTCCCCGACACCCAACAGAATCTCAACACTATCCTGCGAGAATAAATTGTCGTTTGTGTAGGTTGGGCTTTTAGGCTTCTTACCGCCTGCGCCGCGTATTCTCAGCGGTTGTAAAGACTTCAATGGTTTCAGAAGCTTCGGCAAAGTCATAAGTTAGTCCGTCGGGTTGTAGTCTTTCGCATCTAGGTCGAAAGATAGGAAATGGAGGTAAACTTTTTGTAGGCCGTAAATCAAAGGTATCGGTGTACCTTCCTTGATTGTGTTAGCATTACCGTTAATGAATCGACTTTTTTTGTCCCCCGAAGTGGGGTCAGCTTTAGGGGCTTTATTCAAGAGCGCGATAGCTCCGCCTAGCGCAAGCTGGAAACCGAAGGTAGCGATGGCTCCCTTACTTGCCCCAAAAAGTAAACCACCTGCGTGGGTAGCTGCCCAAGGTGCGAACACAATTAACAAAACACCTAAGCCAATCTGTAACCAACTACCTTTTTCGCTACCTCCACCTGCCCCGAAGATTTTTTTCTTAATCTCCAACACACCGCTGTCTTTTATCTCATCTAAGTCGGCAACACAGTGGATGTTATTTACCTCAACAATGTGTCTGACATTCTGAGGTAAGTGACTTTGAAAAATCGACAAAGCCTCACGAGGACTGTTTGCGGTAATCTCTAAACTTAAACCTTCAAGGCTAACTTGATACAAGGTTATTCTCCCTGCGTAAAAGGGAACCGTCAACGTCAACAAAGTAGTAAGCCACTTCTCGGATGCCGACAATGATGTGTAGTAGGTTTGGCAAGCTATTAAAGAGGTGAAAGTCTTCAATCGACAAATTAGGGCAGCCTGATGGGTGTGTGTGCCACAAGGCTACAGCTTCAGGAGGAATCTCTGCAAGCTCAAACCCGTTCCTCTTATCCTCATGGATATTGGGTAACTCAAAGATTTCATCATTTAAGTTGACGTAACCACAACGCTCGACACTTGGACTCCAAAAAGAAAGCAGTTTAGTTTCCATAACCCATTCTCTCTTTTAGGTGTGGTGGTAAATGGTCAAGCAAGTTGACTTGTTGAATCGCTTTACAATTCGCTTCTCTAACGTCAGGGTGTCTAACAACGAAAGAGGTTCGTGCGAACCATCTTGGGTCGAAATAGCTGACCTCAGATAGTTTACCGTACAGGTGATGTAAAAAATAGCCGTTGCCTAGATAAACACCTACATGGTTTACGGCTTTTCCACCTGCGATTTGTAACAAGATACCGTCGCCTTTTTCTAAAGAGTTTTGACTAAAAGTTTTAAGGCTTTCAAAACCTTCCTTCTGAAAATTATCAAAGATAAGGTCTAAGCCTTCATGGTCGAAACCGATTGGGCGAGCATAATTTCTAAGCAGGATGCCGTATTCGCTTAAATAATAGCGACGAACTAAGCCGTAGCAATCTTGATCGCCGTCAGTGTAGGGCATATTTATGAAATTGTTAATCTGCAACACTTTTTCCCCTAACCCATTGTTGTTGACGGAAAATCAGGTGGTAGATACTGCCTTGCAGGTAAGGTATAGCGAACGCCATCAAGGATGCTTCTCAGCTCTAAGGTGATGCTATCTTTTGTCAGCAAGGAGACTCGGCTTACCTGCCACTTATTACGAATGTAAACGCGAACATCATTAACTAAATCATCTCTGAAAACCATATATCGTTCAACGGTAGCTTTATTAAACGTATTGTTGGCGACAAAGGAGGAGAACATCGCGTTTGGATTTGCTATCTGTAGCTTAGGGCGAGACTGTTCCCCAGTCGATTGAACGGTATAGCCGCTGAAGCTGAGAGGGTAATTTTCCCAAGTCTCATCTCTCCACTTAATTGTTGGGTGGGCTGTAGCCCAGATATAAGTATCATCGTTAATGCGTATCTTGAACAGTTCAACATACGGGTTTGGGTTAAGCTTTCGGGCTTCGGCAAGATGCTCTGTAGGGTTAGTAGTAACGGGAAGCATCGGTAACTACCTCAATTAAATTTAACTGTAAGTCGCCAGTCCAGTTGCTATTTTGCAGCCCTGTGGGAATTTTTAACGGTTGGTCAAATCTTACCTTAGTTATGCCAAAAACAGGGTGATTATAATCAAAGGGTTTGTATAATTTATGTAAGTTATAAAACATCTCAAGCCGAGCCATGTTCAGTTGAGCATCTTCGTCGGTGCGGAGATTCAACCCGTCTTGAATATACTTGAACCCTTTGAAGTAAAGCGTGAACTTTCTCTGTTCAGGCTTATTCCCTGTCACAGTGTAAGCATAGTTGCCGCCTAATGGTACAGCTAAACCTTCGGGCTTGTATTCGGTACTGACAAGGTGGTAAGGGAAATCAAAAAGAAGGGTGTCGAATTGAGGTACAAAATTAGCAAGTGGGTTTGGGTTTGAAGTTTCAACCAACTGTAACTCTAAAGCCTCGACACAAGCTTGACCACCTTTTACTCCTTTAGGCACTTTCAAGGCTTCCTTAAATCTCACCTTTACGACACCGTAAACAGGGTGTGTAAACAGAAACGGTTTGTGGAGTTTGTGTATGTTGTACATCCACTCAACCCAAGCCATGTTCGTGTCTTTGTTGTAGGTAATATCAATCGCGCCAAAAGAGTCGAAGTAGTATCTCAGGACAGGGATTTTGAGTATG